TTCCAATCGTAAGCTATTTAAGTTTTCTTTTATATTATCAATCTTTTTAATCTCAGCTTCGGCTACGGCTTCTCTGTCCTTCTTAGAATTTATGAACATTGTTTTTTCTTTTTTCAATAAAACAACATCATCTTCTATTTCCTGCTTAATAGCACTTGCCTTTTTAATTAAAGATTCAACATAGTTGAGTGATTCTTTTGCCTGAACAATATCTCTCTCAAGAGATCCTTTAATCCTTGAATGGCTTGCTACGTCTGCCTGCAAGATAACAAGATTATCTCTGCACTTTTCAGTTGCTTTTTGTACTTCGTCAGGTACTGCCATGTTTATTGTTGGTTGTTGAGTTTGCATATTTTATAGTTCGGTTACTGTGTAGCGTGGTGAAGTACCATCTACTGTTATAATTCCTGTATAAATAATACCTTCCATTTGACTGAAGATACCACCTAATCCATCATCATTTCCAGTCCCTGCTTTTAAAACTATGTGGAAGACTGTAGTTGATCCGGACGCTCCTAACCTAACAAAAAGCGGGTTCGTACCCAGATTTTGGATACTCCAACCCGCTCTTGCAGTGTTAGACTCCAAGGCTGTTCCTGCGCTAGCGATTTCAGGTGTATTAGCTGTTTGTTTAGGGCAGATTATGCCCGATGAGTCTGACATAAATTTATAGTTTACTTCTTATTTTTTAGTTGAATCTTCTGGTTTATCAGGTTCCTGATAGTCATCTTCTTCTGTTGGCACAGTACCTATGACCTGAGGTGCTCCTCCTGGCCCGGAAACTGTGTTAACTGATGCATCGTATGGATCTACGGATTCTCTTGGCTTAACATTTACATTCATTGAAGGTTCATCAGATGATTGGCCTCCAGTTTCAATGTCTAGGTTATCTTCGTCTGCTACTTCTTCAACCAAGAAAGCCTTTAAGAATATATCCATGAATGCTGGAACTTCGTCTGGCTTTTTAGGAGAAGTGTATATCTCTTGTCCATTTTCAGTCAAGATTTGATTTGTTAAGTGTTTAGCAAAGTGTCGAGCAATTAAATGTTGATAGTATTTTTTTGCTCCTGGCTTGAATGTGTATGCTTTGCCATTCCAGTATCCTGTGAATGGCTTGTCTGTGAAGTTGTGAAAAAGATATTTTTGAGTTGTCATGTTGTTATTCGCCGGTCGGAAAGTCCGGCTGATTAGCTCCGAAGGCTGGCGCGGTGACTCCAGCCGATTTTATAAGCACCGTTTTTTATTTCAGCGATTGTGTTTATAACAATCTTAGGTTTACTGTTGTGTATTCAGCGCTAGTTCCGGCGATCATTGCAGTACCTACTAATGAAAGTAATTCTGCAGCTCCGTCGGCTACTACTTCTACAGCACCATTTACAGTTGCTGATGCAACTACATCTAGTCCTACGCCTATTGTGTCGTCTGAAAGTACAGCACAAGGGCCTGATAATTGTAACCAACCATAGTAAGCGGCTGTAATAGCTTTAACGGCTACACCAGCTGGGCTTGAACTGGTTGTGGTTGGGTTTATGATAACTGCATCGTAAGGATTTTTGATGATGTCAATTGTTGTTGCCGTAGTTAATGCAACTTCGATTTCGTCATCTAAGTTTAATGTAACTACTGCACCAGTGGCAGCTGCATGAGAGCTGATTCGATATGTATATCCCTCTCCAGCGTCATCGGCGGTTGTTACGAATCCACCAGCGTATTGGTTGGCAGTGACTGTTACTGTACCAGTAGTCACGATTGCTTTTGCACCAGCTGAAGCTGCGGCAATTGCCAAATCGTGATCACCAGTGTCCTGAGCAGAAGACTGTTGTAGGTTTCCAGCTACTAGAGCTGTTCCGCCTGCTTTACAGTATCTAAATGCTCGACCATCATTGCTGTGTACCAATTCACCCAAGTTGTGAAGAGCTGTTACACTTTCTTCACGTAGACCTTGAGAGACCACTTGTGGTCCGGTTCCGGTTAATTGTGTCATGGTTTTATCTGTTAGTTTGTTAGATTGTTTATGTGACTGTTGGGGCAACTGCTAAACCTAAAGCGTTAGCGGTTGAAGTGTAAGACTGCATCTGAATCCTACCTGATGCTGATGCTTCCCAATCAGTAATTCCAAGTCCTAGGAATGGAGTACCAGTTACTAGAACGTGGCCGGTAGCAGATTGTGCGGATAAATCCATACAACCAGTTACTGCCTGTCCGTCATTGGTAGAGAAAGCATAGAACGAACAGTTCTTGAATTCAACCCAACGATCAATAGCACTTGTTCCAGTAAATAGAACATGATTTTGTGTTCCTGCTGTATCAGCGTGCATTAAGAATCGACAGTCTTCAAACACGTTACGAGATGCTGAGTTTTCAAACTCTAGAGTAGCGTTTGCTGCGCCTCGAGTGAATGTGTCTGATCCTAATGTACAACCACCAAAGTAGTTTTCTTGTCCACCGTTAATGTTTAATGCTCTCCATGGAGTTGAGTCAGCAGAAGTGGCATTATATGTTCCCTTGAAGTCTACCCCTAGGAAAGAGTTATAATGTCCGGTAATAGATACAGTCTCATCAATGTCAGCAGAACTTGTGAATGTTAAATTTTTCATTATACATCCATTTTCACTAACCACTAATGATCCGCCAGTACCGAATTCAATTCCAGCTCGATTGTCTTGAGCGACTGGAGCACAACTACCAACTAGATGGGTAAATCTTTTAGCCCATGTAATTGCTGAAGTCTCAGCTGCTCGTCCTGAGCCACCTGTTGGAGCAATAATGACAGTGTCATGTTTTCCACTTACACATTTTGCGTAAGCTGCGGAAACTGTTGCCAAGGCATCATCCTGAGATGTACCACTATTGGCGGTGTCACTTCCTGCTGATGGATCAACATAGAAAATGTTGCCAACATATGGAAGTCCTATCATTCCAGCAATATCTTCCGGGTGTATTCTAGCACCATATTTCAATGCAGGAACGTAATTGCTTAATTTAGTCATTTAATTATTTCCTTTATATTTCTCCCTCTCTTGTAGTTTTTAGCTCAAGGTAAAAGGCGAAACAATTATTTATTTAGACTCCTGTGATGCCAGTTAATTTACCGTGACGTTTAGGGTTCTTAGTGATGAACTGTCCGCCGAAGTAGATGTGGCCAACAACGCCTGCTGCGTTAGCTGGAATAATCCAATCACTCCATGAGAATCCTAAGCCCATTGGTGTACTGTAGTCGTTTCCTTCAATCTGAGATTTGTAGGCTACTGGTTTTGCCATCTTGTATGGTAATGCATACCAATCTAGGTCTTCCTCTCTAACAGCGATCAATGCGCCGGAGGTACATTTTTCATCCATTAGAATTGGTTTACCGTTGTAGGATAGAGCTGTGAAGCCAGTTCCACCTTGTAGGCCTTTCATCAATGAAGCGCTCTTTGTGATTCGTTCTTGTGGTCGTAAAAGTTGACCATAGAAGTTGAAGATTGCTTCTGTGGTGTAGAATGCAGATGGCTTTTGAGCACCTGTTGCTACGTTGATCCACAAAGTATCTACTTTAGCTAAGGTTAAAGTACCACCGGAGGCAGTAACAGTTCCTTGTAAAGTATCGTATGTTGATCGGCTTAATCCACCAATAGTTGCGACTGCACTTCCATCATCAACTAAAGCTGCAAGACCTAGAGGGTCTTTACTGCTGTTTCCTGTACCGTCTGCATAGAAGATAGTTCCTAAGTCGTCGGCCATGTCTTCTGTATCAGATTGAATTGTGAGCTTCATTAAGTCTAGAATTTTATCATCTGTGTCAGCTACTGAAAGCTCATCACCAGGCAATGCACAAGTGATTTGATAAAATGAAGGAGTAAACTCCATGAACTGTCTGTTGTCAGTTGCTGCGACTGAAAATGTGTCGAAGCCTCTGAATGATTGACCAGTGGTATTCTTTGATACCTTAATTGGTGCTCTTAGTGTTCTTCCGCTCCACTTCTTCGCAGCACGCACTACGCGCTGGAATAGAACATTTGATCCGAGAACAGTGTCCACAACGAAAGGTAAATAGTCTGTCTGCACTGTGGTCTGTACTCGTTGTCCGTATAATTCTGTCATTTTTTTGTAGGTAAGTTATTTAGTTATTGAATATGCTGAGACACTTACCTATGAGCTAACTACCAAGGACGATTTTGTTTAAAGTCATTTGTAGTTTTGAAGTTTTTAGGCTTTGTCTCTCCCTTTGATTCTGATGTAGTAGCACCTGCAATCTTCTTTTTTTCTGCTGTGTTTGAACTAGAGACTGGTTTGGTTACCTGGCCTTGAAGTATTTTCATACCGGCCCGGTAGTTCCATCGACCCTTTGAGTCTACCAGTTCATTGTCAATTACAACTTTTAGAAGTTTACTTTGGTTGACCTTTTTTCCTTCTGGATTCAGTTCTTTGTCTTTTTCAATTTTGACAATTTCGTCTTTCATGTAGGTAGTTGCTTCTTCAACTGCCTTTTGCTCTGCTGTTTTAGTGCCGTTGAACCTTTCAAATGCTTTTTCTTCAGCTGCCTTTAATTCAGATTCTCTGTCTGTTTGGTAGGCTTCCCATGATGCTTGATCTCCACCGAACCATGATGGAATTGGTTTTGATTTAGTTTCAGCCGGTGGCTTCTTGCTAAATTCATCACGCAATGTTTTCACATTATCCTGATGACGGGATTCTTGGTTGTTGAACCTTGTTTCCCATTCTTCTTCACGCTCTAACCATCTTGGATGTTTGTGAAACGGAGTCTTTTCGTCGACGGTGTCGCCGTCACCGGCATTATCATCGTCGTCGTCTGTATCATCCTGACTATTTTCGTCGTCCCCGTCAGGCGATTGGGTGTCTTCCGTGTCGTTGTTTTCGGATGGCGAGTCCGTAGAGGTGTTGTCCTCATCTACACTGTCATTGAAGGTGATTGCACCTTCTTGTTGTGTGTCTGCCATTGATTCTTCAGTCATATTGTTACGATCTATTATTTAGCTACTGCGCCATAGAACGAGAGCGCTTTTATTAATTAACTTTATTATATCATATTTTAAGCAGTTTGGTTGTTTGGTTTAGGTTTGTTAGCTGATTTAGCCGCTTCCTTAATCAATTCTGCCTCCATATCTTTTGCTTTCAAACTATCATTATATGCGGCGACTGCTTCCGGATGAAGTTGAATGCCTGCCTGCATAGCCATTTGGGCCTGTCCTTCTGGAGGCAGGTCTTTGAAACTGATTGACTTGCTTGGCGGTTTGTCTTCTACTTGGCCGGCTGATTCTGCTTGTCTTTGCATTACCTGTTTTACTCTTTCATCACTAGTCAACAACATGTCCGGAGCATTTGCCTCGAGCCATACGTTGGCTGCCATCTCTTCCGGGTTTGGATAGTCTAGGGCTTTATATAAATCTAATAGGGACATTCTGTTTTGTCCGGCCAAATCAATCGCTTGGTTGGCCATTGTTGTACTATCTTTTGGCAACAGAGACCCTTCCTTTACGCTAATTATTACCTTTGGTTTGTCTCCCTTGAGATATCTATCATCATAAACATATAGTAATTGAACGAACCAATTATACACTCCATCGGCCAGCTGTTCTAAGTATTCACTAAAACCTCCACCGATTCTGTCTGTATCAAGCATTCTACTCTGTAGTTTTCCTCTAACCGTTTGCTCGTTGGATAATCCTGCCGAGCTTGATCCTGCTGTGCCAAAAATATCTCTCATTCTTGTCCTGGTGTCGACTAATTGGTTATAAACGTCTCCAGGCAGGGATGGAGCACTCATGCGCGCTACAGCGTCAGAAACGGCTCCTGTAGGGATTGTTACGGTTCCACCCTTCCTAAGTGCCTCAGTTACTCCCTTAGCCTGTTGCTGAGTCAATCCTGATCGTTCCATTGATACCACCATACCACCGTTCATGCTGTCTGCATTCTTATCTATTTGCCTTACCCTCTTGTTGACGAGGTCTTGGCTGGCTAAGTTCTGGCCTATCAAAGAAGTTTCATCGATTGGTTGTTTTCCTAGGTTAAAAACTGACAATAATAAATATGGAAGTCTAGGCGAACGAAAATGATTGATTCCTGTGATAGTTTCTGTCTGTGGCTCTGTCTCTACTTCATTGCCTAATTCATCAAACACAGGCTCTGCTTCCATTTTTACTTCCTCATCATAATTCCAGTGAGGATTTTTCTTTTTAAAAAGTACGTTATCTCTTCCAAGAGTCCAGCACATAAATTCACTACTCCACCACTCAATAAATTGTATTTCAGTACCGAGGGCTTCATTTCCTTTGTCATCTTGAGCCAGTTTTTTAATTGCTTCTATTGCTCCTTCTTCCCCGCCTACTGATTCAAGTGTGCTGATTATTTGCTCTGCATTAAGTTTTCTATATTCTCCTATTCTATCCCCGGTGTAGCCTTCTTCGTCAACAGTTGAACCTGGGTCTAGTATCAACTTCTGTGGCCTAATTACTTTAGTTGTTGGCATGTCCTTGTTTAAGTCCCAGCCTACCTTTTCTGCTCCCAATAAATATAAAGCCCAATGTCGAGCTGTTTTTTTCATCTTTAACCTTAGCACAAGTTCATCTGCTATTTCTCCTAATTCTTTTTGTAAATTACTAGCAAATGTTAAATTTTCAGGTGTTTGCTGTTCCTTGCGTGATAATGTAACCATTGGATCAGGGTTTCTGCGGGTAACCTGTGGGAGGTATGTCTCCAAGGATTCAAAAATGACGTTATCAACCAATGGCCTTTGACCTCCTGATTTTGGCAAGTTATATTGTTTTCCTATCCAGTATTCTTCGTTTTCTTTTGAATGTTCAAACCATTTAGAATAAACTTCTGATTCCTTCCATGCTTTCTCCCATTTTGAAGTCAACGATAAAATATCCTCATTAGACATTTCGACTTCTAATTCAGGGAATTTTTCGGACACTACACCCTCGTCTGTTTCAACATCAAGGCTCTTTCCGACAGCCTTATTGACGTTACGTCCTAAAGAATAAAATGAATCTAGTATAGTCATAGTTTTATTATACAACTTTTTAAGTTAGTCAACAACATTTTTTATTCACTTCTCCAGTCATCATCTCTCTCTGTCCACCATGGCTCCTCTGGAGTTGAGTCTTTTGATCCGAACAACTCGTCCGGGTTAAAGTCTACGGTATTGTCCGGGTTAACAACATAGCTATCTGCTTGCCGTATTTCGTCTGCTCCTACAATCGAGCCTGAACTTCCAAATCTTGTTAATCCAACGTACCAGTATAGTGTTGCGTGAACCCAGTCATCTCTGTTTGAGCGAAGCCATTTGTATTCAACGACTCCTAGAGTATTTTCCTCTGATATTCTATAAATATGACTCCAATGTAGCCAGTATTCATGATAGTCTGCTTTGGTTCCACGATAGAGCCTGAACCTCTTGTCTCTCCAAAAATCCACCAATAGCTGTATCATTCTGTTTCTATCAACAATTACATTTCCGCTTTCATCCTTTTCTCCCCATCGGATCAACTGCATGGTCTTGCGGTCCCTGGCGTAGTGGCACAGGAACACTCGGCCGGGGTATTTGTCTCTTAGTTTCCTGGCTCCGATAATATCTCCTCCTTGGTCTATTACCATTATACTATTTGGAAAGACTTTTAGGAAGTATTCAAGTGTTTCGTTTGGCGCTAGGTTATTGACCTCGTCCGGGACGTAGTCTGTCATCTCTCCGTAGCCAAGTATTCCTTGCTTATTTCCGTAGACATAGCGCAGTTTGATGCCGGTGTCTACTCCGATTACTATTCTGCCTTGCATTAAATTCTTTTCAGGTGTTATGGCATTTTTGATCATGTCTTCGGTTACACTATTTCCTCCTCCTGAATATGGTAGTCCGAGCACCTTATTGTAGAAGAAGTCCATTGTCTGTTTGCCCTCTACGACTTTATTGTGTTTTTTTATGATTTCTTTTGCGCTTACCCACGGCGCCATCAATAATGAAATGTGATAACCTGAGTATTCAGCATTTTCCTTGCCCTTCCTTGGTTTCCATGTGCCAATTCTTCTGTCCCTGTTTTCAAGAACACCGTGGCACTTCTTACATTCAAATTGAGCCTTATCAATGTTAATGCTCATCTTTTTAGGGTCTTCTGTATTCCAGGTCAGCATTTGAGAGTATCCACAATGTGGGCATTTTATGAACCATTCTTTTTTGTCGCTGATCTGCCATTCAATATCAACTCCACTATTTGGAACACTTGGATGGCTGAACACGTGCGTTTGCTTGAACTTTGAATGCTGTAGCCGGGCCTGATAGTCAGCGATAACATCTTGCTTCGATGAATCCTTTTCATCATGAACCAATCTATCTGCGGTGACCATGATAGCTGCCTTCTTGCTCCACGTTCCTCTAAAATACACCTGAGACTTGCCTATGCGCTTCTGCTCGATTGTGTCCTTATCCTTTGTCAATATCTCCATTGACGGATTGTTGGATATAATACGGTTTACTTTTCCTCCTACAAAAACACCCACGTCTTGATCAGTGGGCAGTGTGTAGATGATATCCATTTTATTGGATTCAGCGTCTCGGATAGTTTTAATGATTTCAAGTGTGCTTAGGCCAATCTGAGCTGCCTTCATTACGACTAGATTCTTGCTTTGGTCGTTGTATATGTCTATCTGAAATTGATGGTTGTACCAATCTATCGGGTCGCCTTTTTCATTCTTAATCTTATAATAGTCGACCCAGGCATCCGCGTCCATCTTAGCT